CCCGGCGCTCGACACCGCGCTGGCGGCGCTGGGCGACATGGAATTCGACTTCATCGCCCTGCCCTATACCGACAGCGCCAGCCTGGACGCGATGAAGAGCTTCCTGGCCGCGCGCTGGAGCTGGGACCGCATGCTCTATGGCGGCGCTTTCACCGCCTTCCGGGGCACGCTGGCGGCCGCCACCACCTTCGGTCTGGCACGCAACGACGCGCATGTCAGCGTGCTGCCCTTCGACGGCAGCCCGACCCCGGCCTGGCTGGTGGCGGCCAACTTCTGCGCCGCCTGCGCCGTCAGCCTGCGCGCCGACCCGGGCCTGCCGCTGCACGGCCTGGCGCTCGACATGCTGGCGCCGCCGGTGGAGAAGCGCTTCACCATGACCGAGCGCAATGTGCTGCTCTGGGATGGGTTGAGCGCCTTCCGGGTGGGCGATGATGGCACGGTCACCACCGAGACCATTGTCACCACCTACCAGAAGAACGCGCTGGGGCAGCCCGACGACAGCTACCTCTATGTCGAGCGGCTCTACACGATCGCTTATGTGATCCGGGATCTGCGCGGCTTCATCACCAACACCTTCGGCCGCTTCAAGCTGGCCAGCGACGGCACCAACTTCGCCGCCGGCAGCAACATCGTCACGCCCGCCGTCATCCGTGACGCCATCCTGGGTCGCTACCGCGCCCTGGAGCGTGATGGCTTCGTGCAGAACTACGAGCAGTTCAAGGCCTCGCTGCTGGTGCAGCGCAACGGCTCCAACCGCTGCCGCGTGGACGCGCTGCTGCCGATCATCCCCATCGACCAGCTGCGGCAGCTCGCCGTGGCGGTTCAGCCCCGCAACGCGGAGGGTTAATCCATGTCGGGCGCAATGCAGCGCATCTCCGGGCGCGCCTGGATCTGGATCGACGGTGTCCAGTATCCGCTGGTGTCCCAGCCGAAGTATGGCGTGGCCAAGGTGAAGCGCACCACGCTGAAGGGCATGGATCGCATCCATGGCTACGGCGAGGAAGTTACCCCGGGCTTTATCGAGGCGGTGCTGCGCGACGAGGCCGGCACCTCGCTGTCGGGCTTCCAGGACATGACGTCTGTCTCGATCACCCTGCAGCTGGCCAATGGCAAGCGGGTGAGCGGCACCGACCTGTGCCATGTCGATTCCGCCGAAGTGGACGCGAGCGAGGCCACCTACGCGGTGCGCTTCGAGGGTGAGGATGTGCGCGATGACTGATCTGCAGCATGATCTGACCGTCGAGGAAGAGATCCTCGACGTCCTGCCGCCGAAGCGCATCCGCTTCCCGGCGGTGGAGTGGAACCAGCAGACCTACGACAGCCTGACCCTGCGCGAACCGACGGTCGAGGACCTGCTGGAAGCCCGCAAGGTCGCGGATCCCTTCGATCAGGCCGTCAAGCTGATCCAGCGCGTGTCCAACACGCCGGCACAGGTGATGCTGAAGCTGCCGCAGCGGGTGCTGGAGCGCGCCTCCGACTACTTCGCGCCTTTTACGCCGCCCTCCCCGGACACCGCTGGCGGGAACTGATCAGCGAACTCGCCTTTGCGACCGGGTGGGGCCCGTCTGACATCGACCGCCTGCCCATCACGCGGCTGCTGTGGTGGGTGGGTGAGCTGCGCCGGCGCGCTGCCGGCCGAGGAGAAGGCTGATGGCCAGCACGGTCAATGGCGGCGCCCTCAGCATCACGCTGCGCGCCGTGGACGGCATCACCGCGCCGCTGGCCCGCATCAATGCCTCGGCGCTGCGGGTGCAGAACAGCTTTTCCCGGCTCGGCAGCAATGTCGCCCGGGTGAGCGGCCTGACGGCGCTGGGCACGGCCGCGCGTGGCGTCGCCCGCTCCATGGCGCAGATCATCCCGCCGCTGAGCGCGCTGACGGCGGCGGGCTCGGTGGCGGGCGTGGTGCATCTGGCCAGCCGCTGGGCCGCCTTTGGCACCCAGCTCAGCAACACGGCTTACCGGGTGCAGACCAGCGTCGCCGGCCTGCTGGCGATGCAGGGCGCCGCCCGCCTGGCCGGTGCCTCGGCCGAGGACATGGCCTCCGGCATGGAAGGCCTGGGCGACGCCCTGTCGGACGCCGTGGGTGGCCGCGACGCCAATGCGCTACAGTATTTCCAGCTGCTCGGCGTGGCCATGCGCGATGCCGAGGGCAAGGCGCGCTCGGCCTCCGATGCCCTGCCCGGGGTGGCGGATGGCATCGCGCGGATCTCCGATCCCCGCCTGCAGGCGCGCGTCATGTCGGCGCTGCGCCTGCCCGCCTCGCTGCTGCCCTTCCTGAAGCAGGGCTCGGCCGGGCTGCGCGTCTGGGAGGCGGATGCCCGCCGCTTTGGCCTGGTGACCGAACAGGGCGCCGAGGCGGCCAAGAAGTTCGAGCTGGCGCAGACGCACCTGCAGATGGCCGGCGAAGGGCTGGTCAACACCATTGCCCAGCGCCTGGCGCCGGTGATCAGCCCGCTGCTGGAGCGCCTGGCCAACTGGATCGCCGCCAACCGCGAGATGATCGGCCAGAAGGTCGAGGAGATCGTCACCAAGCTGGCCGGGGCGGTGGACCGCTTTGTTTCCGGCGGCGGGTTGCAGAAGCTCGGCGACCAGATCCTGGGCATCTGCCGGGGCGTGGAAAGCGCCATCGCCTGGATGGGCGGCTGGGAAACCGCCGCCAAGACGCTGGGCGCCGTGCTGGCGCTGCAGCTGCTGACGCCGCTGACCGGCATCGTGGGCGCGCTCGGCGCGCTGGGTGCCTTTCGGCTGCCGATCTGGGCAGCCCGCCTGCTCGGCGTCACCGGCGCCACCGGCATCACCGCCGCCGTCGGTGGGGTGATGGCCATGAACAAGCTGGGCGAGCAGCGCGACAACAGCTCGGAGAAGCAGGCCGAGCAGCGGCGCAACTTCGGCCAACGTGGCGCCCTGGGCGGCTTCTACGGCGCCCCGGCGGTGGATACCCCCGGGCCGGACGCCCCCAGCCTGCTGAGTGGCCTCACGGCCGCCCTGCGGCGCAACCTGACGCCGGGCGGCCCGGCTCGCTCCTACACCCGCGAGGAAGCCACCGAGCGGCAGCGTGAGGCCTTCGGCTTCTTCCGTGAGAAGGGCTGGACGGCGGCGCAGTCGGCCGGCGTGGTGGCCAATCTGCGGCATGAGAGCGGCGCCGGCCTGGACCACCGGGCGCGCGGCGATGGCGGCCGCGCTTTCGGCCTGGCGCAGTGGCACCCGGATCGGCAGCGCGCCTTCCGGCTCTGGGCGGGCAAGCCGATCCAGCAGGCCTCCTTCCAGGAGCAGCTCGGCTTCGTCCACTACGAGCTGACGCAGGGCCAGGAGCGCGCCGCCGGCGAGGCGCTGCGCAACACCCGCACGGCGGCCGAGGCCGGCGCGGTGGTGTCACGCCGCTACGAGCGGCCGGCCAACGCTGAGGGCGAGGCCGCCGCGCGGGCTCGCACCGCGACGGCCATGCTGCCGCAGCTGGCCGCCCCGCAGGCGGTACAGCCTGCCGCAGCTCCGGCACCAGCAGCCGCCCCCGCAGCAGCCCCAGCGGCCGCCGCAGCGGCGCCGCAGCAGGTGGACGTGAAGGTGCGGCTGGAAGGCCTGCCGCCCGGCACCCGTGCCACCACCACCACGCGGTCCGAGAGCGGCGTGCGGGTCGAGCGCGCCATGGCAGGAGGGCTCTGATGGGCTGGAGAGACGCGCTGCGCCGGGCCTCCTGGCGCGGCGTCGAATTCGACGTGCTGGCCACCGAGAGCCGCTTTGGGCGGCGCACCGCGCTGCATGAATATCCCTTCCGCGATGCGGTCTGGGTTGAGGACCTGGGGCGCGGCGCGCGCCGCATGCATCTGGTCGGCTACCTGGTGGGCGACGACGTCGCGCAGCAGCAGGACGAGATGATCGAGGCGGCCGAGCAGGAAGGCCCAGGCGAGCTGGTGCATCCCACCCTTGGGCTGCGGCAGGTCTCCCTGGTCGAGTTCGGCACCTCCGCCCGGCATGAGCTGGGTCGGGTGATCGAGCTGAGCTTCGTCTTCGTCGAGGGCGAGCAGCGCCTCTACCCGGCCAGCGCCATCTCCACCGGCGACGCGGTCGCGCAGGCGGCCAGCGCCCTGGAAGCCGCCTCGGAAGGCTCCTTCCTGGGCAGCCTCCAGGCGGCGGCGCAGGGCGGCCTGAACGCGGTCAGGCAGGCGCAGACCACGGTGCGCGGCTGGACCTCCACCGCCTCGCGCCTGGTCGGCAGCGCCACCCATGTCATCGGCTCGGTGGGCTCGGTGATCCCGGGCGTCGGCAACAAGCTCAGCCGCTACCTGAGCGGGGCGCGCTCGCCACTGGCGCGCATCAGCCAGGGCAACAACAGCGTCGCCGGCGGGCTGAGCCGCCTCAGCCGGGCACAGGCGGCGGTCAGCCAGGGAGGCGGTGACGTGCAAAAACTGGCCGCCAAGTTATGAGCGGCAGCGCTTTCGCGGCGGCCGTGCGCCGCCTGGCGGCCGCCGTGGCGGCCGTGGCCGATGATCCGGCTGAGCGCATCCGCCTGCTGGCGCCGCTGGCCCGCTACCGCCCGGAGGAGAGCACGGCGGCCGACACGATCGGCACCGCCATGGCGACCATGCAGACGGCCGTGGCGGCGCTCTGCCGCCGTGCCGCGCTGGTGGAGATGGCCCGCGCGGCCGCCGCCAGCAACCCCGCCTCCTATGACGCTGCGGTGGCCCTGCGGGACCTGCTCTGTGGCCTTCTGGAGGAAGAAATCCTCGCCGCCGGCGGCATCGATGACACGGCGGTGACGGCCCTGCGGGCGCTGAAGACCGCCGTGGCCAATGACCTCACCACCCGGGCGGCGAACCTGGCCGCGCTGGTGGAGGTGAAGACGCCGGCGCCGCTGCCGAGCCTGGTACAGGCCTACCGCCTCTACCAGGACCTGCAGCGGGCCGATCAGCTGGCGGCTTATGCCGATGCGCCAGACCCCAACTTCCTGCCGCCGGCCTTCCGCGCCCTGAGCCGCTGAGCCGTGTTGGCTGATCATGAGAATACCGGGCAGCCTCACGCAGCATCACGCCTAAAACATGTTCACTGTTCGAAACAAATCATTATGATGAGGCTTGTGTAGCGATCCAGGAGGATGCCCGTGTCCGACTCGCCATTCGCAAACCTCCTTTACAACTCTCTGACAACAACCATTCAACCCGGCGTTTTTGGCTTTTTTTGGAATCAAGCAACCGGGACTTCCGAAGCCGCCTCTATTCCGAGACTCTACAAGCTAGAACATGATTTTCGGACTTTTAACTCCACACTTCAGGCGCTCTACAGGCTGGGGCGCCCGTCGATTCCAGCTGTTGAAGTGGGTGAGAGTCTTCTTCCATCGAATCTAGCAAGCGAATGGCTGATCTATAGCCGTGACACGACGGCCCTTAATCTTCGTAAGCTGTGGTCTATATGGCTGAGAAGGGAAGCAGGTACTGATTTCGTGCTTGAAGGGGGGGCAGTCTCAACCATGCCTATCAACGTAGCGGCTCGCGTCTTTGCAGACGGCATGAGCTCGGCAGTATACGCCGCGATCTCCACTGGCACTCAAGTGATCGACTTCGAAGTGAACTCCAAGCAAAGCGGTTACCGTGTTCATAGCACTGAACAATACTGGTATTCACCTGTTGCCTTCGGATCCTCGGATTCCACCCCGGTCGTAGCATCTCGTGCTCCTGCCAAATATCGGTTCGGCGGCGACACCGGGGGTTCGATTTTATGGGACTACGGTACTCATGAAGTCTCTGATACGAACACTTCTACCATGCTGACCCGGTTTTAGGCGCCTGTCATGGCAAACGAATATGGGCCACTCGCTGAAACGGTAATTTTGGGCTCCAACCTCGTAGCAGCGGTCGCTGCCTTGCGCCTTGCAGCTCTTGGTCGTGGTCTGTGGGAACCGGATGTAGAAGGATTCAATCGCGCGCCGGTCCGGTTGGCTGGCGTGGTTGCTATAGTCGGTATCGCGGTCGCGTTTGCTACAAGTCGAAAGAAGCCTCCTATCGAGGCCTGGATACCTTGGACCATAGGCTGCGTGGTTGTAGCACTCGTATTCTTTCTCGCTGACATCTTTGCCCGGCAGTGGCTGAT